GCTAAAAGCGCAACGAGCCTGTGAAGATTTTGAGACTGACAAGTCACTGATTTCTTTTATTGAGCAAGTCACAAATGATATTAGTGACTCTATAAATCTTGCTGAAGATAAAAGACAGACTGCTATACAAGAGAAAGCAATTAAGTCTGGTTTTGCATATGAGATTCTAGAGCAAGTATATGAACGAGGGTTAGACTCTTATGAAGAAAGTGAATCAATGACTGCTGAACAGTGGGCATTTGCTCGTGTTAACTCATTCATCTCTGGTGGTAAGAATACAATCGAAGAAGATGCTGACTTGTATGAAGCAAGAAAGAAACAAAACTCTTCTGCTCGTGATAGACTACTCAAAGGTCTGAAGAAGCATGGTTATGATGCTGATAAGATTATAAAACGAGCAAAAGATGCTAAGAAAGAAGGATTAGAGTGGGGAACTGACGAAGCAGTTAAGGCACAGAAGAAATCTACTCCAGGTGAAAGCATAGACGAAGCATTCGAAGCAATGTTCGAAGCAAGACAAGATTCAGATATCAAAGATAGAGAAGGTACACAGCCTGCTAAGTATTTCAGTGGACTAGCAAAGTCTACTAAAGCAAAACGAGATGCACACTTCAAGAAAGGTGCTAAGATGGATGATGATAATCCTGCGGCTTATAAGCCAGCGCCGGGTGATGCAGAAGCAGAAACAAAACCATCTAAGCATACCAAGAAGTTCAAAGATATGTACGGTGAGTCTGTACAACTAGACGAAGATGCTACCAAAGCATTGAAGAAGAAAGCAGAGAAGTCTGGAATGCCACTTGGTATTTTGAGAAAAGTTTATGATCGTGGTGTAGCCGCTTGGAGAACTGGACATAGACCAGGCACAACTCCACAGCAGTGGGGTCTAGCACGAGTAAACTCTTTTGTAACTAAGTCTTCTGGTACTTGGGGTAAAGCAGATGCTGATCTTGCTAAGAAAGTTCGTGGTGAAGAAGCAGTCAATCCTGCACAACAAGCCGCTATCGCAATCGCTAAGAAGAAGTCTGGTAAGTATGACGAAGACGGCAAGAGACTAGACGAAGCATTTGAGCAGTTTGCAGAACAGATCGATTTGCAAGCAGGTGTTAATGATCCCGCTATATTCAAAGCAGTATTTCTAGCGGGTGGACCTGGGTCAGGTAAATCATTTGTTGTAGGTAAAACAGGTTTGACTGCACTTGGATTGAAGTTGATCAATTCAGATCCTGCGTTTGAGAAACTATTGAAGAAAGCGGGTTTAGAGTTGACACCTGACGATATGTTTTCTGACAAAGGACAAGATATTCGTATCAGTGCAAAAGTGCTGACAGGGAAGCAAAGAAAGAGAGCGATTGAAGGTCGATTAGGGTTAGTTATTGATGGGACAGGGAAATCTCATAGTAAAATTAAAATGGAAAAAGATCGTCTCGAAGCAATTGGATACGAAACTAAAATGATCTTTGTTGATACTGATTTGCAAACTGCACTTGATCGTAATAAAATGCGGGCAAGATCATTACCAGATGAACAAGTTGAAAAGTTCTGGAATGATGTACAAAAGAACAAGAACGCATTTGTAAGAACATTTGGACAAAAAGATATTGACATTGTGAACAACTCGACTGGGCAAAATATCGATAAGATCACAACAGGCGTATATAAAAAGATATCTGCATGGACTAAAAGTCCTGTGAACAACGCAAAAGCAAAAGAATGGATTGCTCAACAGAAGAAACAGCGTGGCATAACAAAATGATTCGATTTAGAACATTCGTAGAAGATGTGTCGCAAGCACAACTTAACGATTTAGAAAAGTTTGCTGATCGTATACTTGCAAAGTTTGGTGTAGACATTGAGTTTACTCGTCACTTTGCTGATCGTATGAACGATCCGAGAAACAAGCCTGCGATTAAAGTACAAGAGTTACAGCAGTTGTTCAAGAGAATTGCTCGAAACAAAGCAAAGAACATTCGCCAGAACCCAGACAGTCAGGCTGTAATTAAAGATATGCAGAACGATCTCAATCTACCAGTTGTAATTAACTACAACAAGGATAAAGATGAGTTTGAGGTCGTAAACAAAACGATTATGAGAAAGAAGAACTTCGGTACTTCTAATAAAGTATTTAAAATATAACATTGGAGATAGATTATGAAATTGAGTAAGAACTTTTCTTTGGCTGAATTTACAAAAAGCCAAACTGCTGAGAGACGAGGCTTAGATAACACACCAAAGGGTGAGCATCTAGAAGCCGCAAAGATTTTGTTCGAGAAGGTTGTACAACCTGTTCGAGATCACTTTGGGCCCACTGTAATTAATAGTGGTTATCGAGGTCCAGAGTTGAACGAAGCTGTTGGTGGTAGTTCAAGATCACAACATTGTAAAGGTCAAGCCGCAGACATCGAAGTACCTGGTGTAGCGAATGGCGAAGTAGCACAATGGATTGTGGACAACTGTGACTTTGATCAGTTGATTCTTGAGTTCTACACTCCAGGCATACCTGATAGTGGATGGGTTCATGTGTCATATGTGAGTGAAGAAGATAACCGCAAAAGCATTCTTACAGCATCACGAGTTGATGGTAAGACACAATACAGCGTAGGACTGAACTTATAAAGAGGAAATAACAATGTTCGATATTTTTAAAGGAAAGAAAAAAGCTAAAAAAGAGGGTGAAGAAAAGAAAAAGAAAGCACCTTCAAAGAAGAAAACTACTTCTAAGAAGAAGGCTTCACCAAAGAAAACAACTACAACTAAACCAAAAGAAACTGTTAGTTCATTTTCACTAAAAAGTTTAAAATAGGATAAACCCATGAAAGACTTTGCTAACTTCATTGTTGAAGACAAAGACCCAAACGAGTATGACAACGAAGGCGAAATGGCGAAAAGCCAGCTTCGTACTGTCATGTCTGCGGCAGAAGATTTGATGAATCTGCTTGATGACGAAGACAATCTTCCAGAGTGGGCTCAAGGTAAAATCACTAAAGCAGTAGACTATCTTGACTCTGTAAGAGACTACATGACTTCAGAAGCACAAGATGATCTTGACGAGCAGTTCGAAGAACTTGAAGAGGCTGTGAAGTTAAGCAAAGTAAAATTCAAATCAGGTGATTCGCCCAATAAACAACTGTCTACTGCCATAAAGAAATTAAAGGAATTGAAAGTTGTCAGTTCAAAGGGTAATAGAGATGCTTCAATCTTAAAACAGGTTATTAAGAGGGACTTGGCAAATATCGAGAAGGCAGAAGAAAGAGCATCTAAGATCATCGAACGAGCCTCTAAAGAGGTCAATCAATTGTTTGATTATATTAACAGAGATAAGCATTTGCTAGAAGCAAAAGATACTCAGTTAGATGAGCAGTTCGAAGAAGCATTTGATTATTTTCTCACTGACGAAGATATCGATGAAGCAATAGTAGAGTCTATCAAGATACCGACTGACATCGCTAAGAGAATACCTGGCGTTAAAGGAATGCTATACAAGAAAGCACTTCGCTACTACCTTGATTGGAGAAAGAAAAATCCAGGTCAAGGTCAGCAAGGCTTAGTAAAAGTTGCTAAAATACTTCGAGTTGATCCAAAAGAATTAAATATTCTATTGCATAATTTGGTTAATAAGGGCAAGTTACCAAAGCACTTAGCGGTGACTGATCCAGATACACCTATTGGTCGTTTCAAATTCGACAATAGGGCTGGGTTTTTGCAAAAATGATTAGATTCAAGCAATACACTCAGATCGAAGAACTTGAATACGATGTAGTCGTAGAGAAGGCAGAATATCAGGGTCGTGAAGTAAAACTCAACGATCCATTTCGTCTGCCTACTGGCTCAAAGAAGAAGTTTGGTGTATATGTTAAGAACGACAAAGGCAACATCGTCAAAGTAACTTTCGGTGATCCAAACATGGCAATCAATCGAGATGACGATGGAGCAAGAAAAAGTTTTAGAGCAAGACATGGGTGCGATGTAGACCCAGGTCCTAAATGGAAAGCAAAATATTGGTCATGCTATCAGTGGAGAGCAGGCGCA